TCAGGAGGATTATGAAAAAATCCTTTTTGTCTCCACTCATTATTAAAGCCAAGAGGAGGTTGCCCAGTTGATACAGGATATACTTCATCCTCCCAATTACGAACTGCTAAAAATGGAAACCAGTTAGCTTGAACACCATAAGTTTGATCGGGAGTATATCTACCTGTGCCATTAATTACATTAGGGTAAATGCTTCTGAAGTAAGGTCTAGAGGGACTCCAACTCATTACATAGGTAGTGGGCATCCATTGAGCTTCCATTGATGCAATCGGAATATCATTTTGATGATCAATTATATCTTCAATAGCTTTATCAACTCTAGAACCATCGATGGTAGTTCCTTCTGAAAACTGTTCATCAGTTATGTGCCTATTACCTTTAATATAAGCCATTAAGTTGTCTCCGCAATTATTGTAGGAGCCCCAACATGAACTCCACCATTAGGTCTAGAGCAGCCAATTACAAAAGCTGCAGCAGCACCATCTACTGCTAAACATGTTGTTGTGCTATTAAAAACACAACCAATATAGTGTGAGTTAGTATTAGCACTACATGCTATTGAACCATCAAAAACACAGTTTTCGAAAATTCCTGTAATTCCAGCCGTTAGTAAAAAAACATCTCCTATAAATCTAACGTTAGAAAATCTGCTACTAGCTTCTAATCTAGCTGAGAAAGTAGGTTGTCCCGTAGTTAAAGATTTAACAGTTGATTTTAAAACACAATCTCCTATTCCTACGATATTGGTATCGAGTTTATTAGTTACTAATCCGCTATGATCTCCCGCACTTAAGCTTACACTATTAGATGAAGTTTTTCTTGTTATAGCAGGAATTGATTTATTTGTAGTTTGTGTATTATTTTGTACTGAAACAACTTCATTATCATGACGAGTTCTTTGGTCATGTAACTGTTGAGAATCTTGAGGAGTACTTAGTAATTCATTTCCCATAATTTATCTTCCCTTTCTTCTGCGACCACCTGCTATACGTACAACAGCCTTAGCAGACTTTATTATTAATTTTTCGGCTTTATCTAAAACATGTCCAAAAAACATCCAGTTAACCCACTCACCTCTAGTTGAGTTAGATTCGGCAATTGTACCAAACTGTGGATCATCAATTAACACTGTACCATTTGTAGTACCATCTTGACCCCATGTTTGGGCTCCGTCATTAAAAGTATTATATCCTAGTTGATTAGTTGAATTTCTAATTCTAGTTCGAATAGTATTTTTAGATCCTGCGATTCCTCCTGGTCCTTGTATTGTTCCATTATAAACTGGAGGAGCAGGATCAATGTTAGTGGGATCGACAGTCCGTCCAGCTACCAAAGGATCAGGTCCTACAAAATCAGATACTTGTCCCATCCACTGAGTATTATCATTAGATATAGTACTATTAAATAATCTTCTTCCATTAAAGACTGCTGGATTCCAACCATTATCTATAGGGTTTGTAGCAGTACCATGAGATAATATCTGGGAATATACTCCCCTAGCTTTAATCTGATTACCATCATCTAAGCCAATAGGTACTGAAGAATAAGCCCAATCAACTCCTTGAGCTACTTTATCTTCTTTATGAATATCATCTGATTCTCCAAGAGAACTAAAGTTCCATACATAATTCCAAGTGCGATAAAAATTACCTGTCGGTGGTTTAGCAGGAACTGTTCCTATTGCTGGTAACCACATAGCTCCATTCATATTACGAATGTTCATTTTGGAAGTAGATTCCTGAATGCCTCCATGATCAACAGGTTCAAAAGGAATCCAACATAAAAGAGTAAGTCTTTCTTTGTTCATTGGAAAAGGACATTGCAATGCGGGAGAAGCTAAGAGAGGAGCCATAGGAAAGAAATGTTGCATACCAAAAGCTGGGGCTGGAGCACCTGCATCTATCATATTCCAGCCAATTCTCATTAATCCACCATTTGTTGTTGCATCAAGTACACCAGTAGTGGCATTATAAGTTTGAATTTCTTGATACTGGTTCATTACAAAACCAACATTACCATTACCATATCCTGATTGAGCATTTTCTAATGGAGTCTTTTCAATAAACTGACATTTTGCAGTACCTGCATCATAAAGAGGAGTCCAATGTAGTCGATCAAATTCAAACTGTAATTCAAAAGCTTGAAGAAGTTCTGCATTCCACGGAGTTCCAGTTACAGGAGCCTTACCATATATAGGAACTAAAACTCCTCCATTATCACCAAATATATGAGTATCTATAATAAATCCAGGTGCTATCTTTTGTGGCTTACCAATGATAAAATAAGCTTCACCAGCATATATACCAGTTTGGTCAGCACCAGGATACGGGGTACCTGCAAATGGTGCTGGAGGAGGCTGAGTTGATAGCCCAGCATATGTCCATTCACCAATTCCATAACGATA